CCGGGCGTGCATCCACCAACGGATTGTTCGGCAACGTGTTGTATGCGTAACTCGCATTGGTCAATCCAGCCGTCAACGCAATGGTTGGATCGGTGGTAAATGACCATGCACTTCCGGCCACGTTTGTCACACTTCCGGAGAAGCCATAGTTAGAAGTTGAATATCCACGCACCGGATATCCCATCGAATATGGCCCGGGATTGTTCGACACCAACGTAAACCCCGTCGGTTGAGTTCCGGCAGAAAATGCCGGAATTGCAGGCCGTGCGTTGGCGGTAGTTGTCTGCGCCAATCCGCCACCACACGATGCTCCGGCAAACGTCGTTGCCGTTCCTGCCGTGACGCTTCCAGCCGTGGTATTGGAGGTTCCTCCAGAACCGATTGTGATTGCACCGCTCGTACTTCCGGGCACCACGTCAAAGACGCAATATGCCATTGCTCCATGACCACCGAGGTACTGACGAACAAGGCTTGTGCTAAAATCAATGATGCATCCGCCACCACCTCCGACCATCAACACTTCGATGCGGAATACGTTCGCCGGAACCGTCCAACCGGGCGCTCCGACAGTTGCGGCAAGCCGTTCTTCGATGATCTGGAATCCGACATCAGTGCCGATTTTCGCGGTAGTCACCGCTCCCGCATTGATGGCGTTTGTCGGAATCGTGTTGTTTGCCCAAGCGTTGACGGTCAGCGGATAGCCAGCGGCAACCGTCACTCCAGCCTGTGCCAGTTGCATGACATTGGCACCGCGTACCCGGAGGAACAGCGACGGAGTCGATCCTGTCGATCCTTCGTCTGCGCCCACCAGCAGGTGACCGACCGTATTGTCTCCGCTGATCTCCGAATAGATGGTCGGTGCGGCGCTGTCCGTCACGCGGATACGCGGGACATCGTTGACGATGTGCAATGCCGTGGACGGAGACGTGGTTCCGAGTCCGAGCCTGCCGTTCTCGTCAATGGTCGCCCGGGTCGTTCCATCGGTTGCGAGGTTGATCTTCGTCGCTGCCGTGCCACTGGCACCCGGGTCCGCGCTGATCGTCAGTGATCCGTCCGCATTGTCTGCGTCGATGAGGACATGGGTCGTTCCGGGAGAGGCGCTGTCCCGCATCCGGACAATCGGTGCCGTTCCTTCGATGTGCAACTTGTTGGAAGGCGAGTCGGTTCCCATGCCGACGAAGTCGGTGGTCTGGTCGATCACCAGCGTGGTGGTGTCCAGACCACGGGCATTCTTCACCACCGGGAACTGGTATGGAAGCGCATTCCAGACCAGTGTTCCATCACCGATCTTGACGTTTCCGGTGTCACTCTCAAAGCCGATCTCGCCGGAAAGAAGGACGACGACATCCCCGACGCCTGCCTGCGCCCACTGGGCGGCGGTGCCACGGCGAACCTGCAACTTGATCGGCATGGGTTTCCTCTCCGGCTATTAGAACTGCTTCTTGCCGCGCAGGTAATACCCGGCGCAGAACGCGATGGCACCGACTGCAAGAGCGAAGAACAGCGAACCAAGGAATGATGATGCGTCAGCCAGCATTGGGTTTCTCCTGTGCAGCACGGGCCTTCTGGTAGGCCGAGTCGAACAACGGGCTGGCTGCGCGGCGTGCTGCGATGTATTCACGCGCATCCTCCGTCCTTGCAGGATCCATCATTGCCACGGCCATGTCGGCGTCCCGCTTGACCGGACGGGGAATCCAGCCGATGGCGATCCTGACGGCGGTGCCCAGCCCTGTCTGCCACAGGATGACCACCACGGCCACGGCAACGACGGCAATGGCCCCCCAGACCACCATGTCCATCCACGCAGGCACCTTGTCTTCCACCTCCGGAAGGGTCTGGTGGATGTCAGAAGCCAATAGGCTTATCCGATTTGCCCCATCTACGACAACCTTGTCGTGAATAGCCTCCCCGTGGACGCGCAGGGCGTCCGCCTCCGAACGGATCTGGTTGGTCCGTTCGGAGATCCGGTTCACCGCCGAGCAGGCGGCAAGCGGAAGAAGGAGAAGGCTAGTCGCGCTTCGGCTCAAGTTTGGCTTCGATCTTGTCCAGCCGGGACTTGATCGTCTCCTGCTGCGTCACCAACTGGATCAGCAGCCTGTCGTGGTGGATGAACGCCCCGAGGACGGTGACGAGGATGCCAACGGCAATGCCGCCGATGGCAATCCAGTCGCGTGCGGACAGGCGAACGACATTGTCACGATCCATCGTCATCGGAGTCTCCAAGGGTCGGAACGGTCGGGGATGCGTCGAAGAACCGCCGCACGGGATTGGCCGGGGGCGGATCGATGATCGGGAGGATGCTCCACTGCTCGTCGGTGAGCGGCTCGGCCACGCGGAGATTGGTGTGCCAGCCCGGATCGGACTTGGCGATGATCTCGCCGTCCTCGTAGACCAGCCATGCCAGCGGCCCGATGTGATCGACAGTGGCACCCGGGACGCAGAATCGCTCTGTCTTGCCGTTCGGGTGAACCATGATGCTGACGATTCCTGCCTCAATGAGGGCATCCGTCATGGTCGTCTCGTTTGTTGATCGGAGGTAATAGTCGAGCATGTCAATGCACCGTGATTTGCCGGAGTTCAGAAGCAGTGAACCGTCTCGGCCAGTACTGGATCCTGCGAACAAACATCACTGGCATGTCCACACTGGCATTCCAGTTCAAGTGCAGGTTCGCGGCAGTAAGTGAGGGCACCGCAACGGTGGTTGCCGATGCTCCCGTAACCCCGCTGATCGCCTGATCAATAACCGCTGAAAGGCCACTGCTGTATGCAGTGAATGCGTGCTTGAACATGGCGGCATCGGCATTTGCGGTGTTGGCATACAGAACGCCAACATCGGTCTGGCATTCTGGTCCGAGATTGCTCGGAGACGTTGCATTCACGTCCATAAACAACCCAAATGCGATTGTTGGTGCGCCGCTGATGAAGTTGATTGGACGCGGATATCCACCCGCAACCCCACGGAAACGGTATGCCGCTTCAACAAACATGGTTCCTGTTCCCGTGTTGTACTGGGGCCATCGCAATCTGCCGGAAGTGAAGTTGTTGGTGATTGCCGTGTCGGCACTTCGTACGGCAGTTGCCGTTGTGGTCGGAATGTAACTCGTGGCAATCTGACCATCCTCAAGTTGGGCACCCCAAATCTCTACCGCATCGTTCAGGGTAGTGATGCGAATGCCAACTTGGTGCAAGTTGGTTGACGTGAGCGTGAACCTTGTCCACACAGATGACAGCGTGCGAGGTGACCAGTTCGTTCCGTTGTCGTTCGTCATCTCAACCGCGCCAGACCCGGTCACGCGCCGCATCCACACGGAGAACGTGCGGAGTGCGCTGGTGCCGAGTGCGACGGTGCTGATGACGGTGGAGTTCGCGGCATTCGCACGGAACTCAATGGCGTTTGTGGAACCGGACGGTGAGGTCTTGGTGGTGCTGACACGGGTCAGCGTGGTATCAAGCCAGTTGTTCTGCGTTCCTCCGACAACGTCAAACGTCTGGCTGAAGTTGAGCAGGTTCGTTGCCTGTCCCTCGACAAGAAGATGCGCCACTCCGTTCTGAAACTCAAAGCGCGGAATGTTCGTGGCGCTCGTCGTGACGATTCCCGTCCTGCTGACGAACGTGGCGGACGAAGACCGGGTCCACGTCAGGGTCGTCGGAAGGACGCCCATCGTGAAGTCGAGAAGCGTTCCGCCCGACATGAGTCCGGACAGGGATTTATCACGGGATCGCTGTCGGTGGACACCGCCACGCATAATCCATGCTCGGTTCCGCGTCAGCATCAGATCAGACCGATATAGGCGCGGAAGGATCGGCTCGTCGCATCTGGTCCGACGGGATGCAGGGTAAGCATGTCGCATCCGCACAGGTCAACCAGCATGAAACCGACCGGGCACACCGCAGAACTCCCGTAGAACTTTGCATCTCCGTTGATGAGTGCAAAGGACGCTGCACCAATCAGCGATCCCGTGACGGTCACTGTTCCAGTTGTGACGGTCACCGATGCCAGTGGGTATGGAACATACGTCGGAAGGTTGTTTGCCATCGAAGATGTCGCGCCAGCCTTTGACCAACCGATGACATGCAGGGTGTAGGAAAGGGACGTGGCATTGATCAGTGGCGCGATTCGTGCGTAGTTTGCGTTGAGACATGCCATTGCCTGACGACCGGGAGCGGACGTACTGCCTTGTGTACTTGCGTACGTCTGCGTCGGAATGAACGACGTTGCCGTGCTGGTGAAGGCAAAGTCGGTCGTTGGAAGTTCGGACGCAGCCTGCGCCGTGCGGAGGAATGCAGTGGGACCGGGAAATGATTGAAAGTTCGACATGTAGTTTCCTTACGAAGGGTTCTGCACGGGGTTGATCATCACGAACGAGGAATCGTTTGCTCCGGATGATCGCCACACGTTTCGCCCAAGTTGCCCGAAATGCGTCTGGATCATCCCGTCCTTGCGCTGGGCAGCGCCGAAGATCGGGCCTGCTTCGATTTCCGCGAACCGCTGCGACTGCTGACCATCCTCGTACGACTCCGCGACTGCCCGGACGTACGAGATGAGCGTGGCTTCGACGCTGGACGGAATGGAAATCACCGTCGCGTCCGTCGTGGACGAGGTGACTCCCTGCCATCCGCAGCGGTAGGTGATCTTGATTACGTTCGACTCGTTTGCGGTCGGAGTCGGGTACAGTTCCAGCCGGAAGGTCTGGGTGGGAGACCCCGTCGTCGGAACAACCGTCCGCACCGCTCCCTTGTACTGCCAGTCAGGGAACGTGGTCAGCCTGTAGTTCTGGAGAATCTCCGGGGTGACGATGGCAATGGGAGTGTCGCTCTTCCATGCCGACATCAGTTCCCCGAAATCCGACGGAAGCACCACATATTCCTGTGCAGCAACCAAAGAAAGCGTGGCCGTCTTCTCGCGGAACTTCCACGGGTGGGTGAACAGGTGTTCCCCGGCGATGTTGATGATCTCCGCCTGACGCTGTGCGACTGTCTGGCCCGTCGCCGTCGAAGGACGGCCACCGATAGCCAGTAGCACATGATTGCGAAGGTCAAGGTATGTGAGCATGTCGAAATCCTCTCGGGGGGTTTCCCCCCCGAGAGGTTGAGTTGGAGCGACTTACGTCGCGGAGTTGCAGTACGCCACCTCACCGGGCAGAAGCACGGTGGCAGTCGTGACGCCCGTTCCACCGATCAGAACTGCCGCAAGGGGCATGGTCGTCGTCGCCCGCGTCATCTGTCCGGCGGTGACGGCAGTCGTGCCAAGTCCGATGCGTTCGCCAGCCGTATAGTTTCCCGACACGACAGTCGCAGTAGTGACTCCTGCAAACATGACGAGTCCGGTTCCGGCAGTGACAATCGCTTCCTGCACGACTCCGTAGACGCCGGAGTTGATGGTTCCGGGTCCAGTCGGACCCAGAGTGACGTTGGCGAACTTGCTGTTGGACGCTGCGGTAAGCGCCGCCGTGCCCTGACCGGATTCGACAGCGGTTTGCGTGAAGTCCAGACGGACAAGATCGCCACGGTTGAGTGCCGCACCTTGGGCATTGCGGCAACGAGCCACAATCGTGAAGGGTTCGATGCCGAGCGTCGGCTGGTAGTTGCCGTTGATAACTGATGCCATTGTGGATTTCCTTTCTTTACCTGACTGCGTCAGGCGGTCACGATGGGGGTGATGATGCCGTGGCGCTGACGGCTGTGGCAGAACATGTTCCACCAGCAGTCAACGGGCTGAACCCACGAGAACGGCTGGTTGGGATGACGCATCACGTCGTGCTTCTTCATGTACCGCGTGGTGTGGAACACCGGGCTGATGTACGCAGCATTGAGGAAGTAGTAACGCGCACCCTTGTCAATCGTGTTTGGGTGGAACTCCGTGTTCACGGTGGAGAAGGTCGCGCCGTCGCGGCTAGCCTCGTCATCAGCGATGGTGCCCGAAGCGGCGGCGTAGATTGCAGCCGTGTCGAGGTTCGCGCAATACTCAACGGGAATGCCCGAGTAGGTCGGCGTGTTGTACGCGCCATCCTGCATGGACACGAGGCTGTCGTTGGTCAGTCGAAGCGCACGCTTGTACTGGTTGATGCCCTCCTTCGACGACAGAATCATCTGGCGGTTGAAGTCGGTCTCCTCAAAGTACTGACGCTGCGTGAGCGGAGACTTGAACTGCACCTTCAGGTACATGTCGTCAAACGCGCCGAACAGCGGGTAGACGGTGCGCCCGATGCTCGTATTCGCGTTGTAGCCGCCGTACGCACCAGCCGCTCTGTCAACGGGAGCGGCAGTGATCGCCGCCTTGCGGTCGTAGAAGGTGATCTGGTTCGACCAGCGTGGATCGTTTCCGGCGGTCGGGTTGATGCCCTGCACCGTAGACCAACGAGCCGCCGCCGTGTTGAACGGTGCGCCGCCACGTTCACCGAGCGAGATGTCGCTGTTCACGGACTCGGTGATCAGCGCCGGGATGGAATACGGCTCCTTGCCGGACGCCGTCTCCATGTTTCCTTCGTTGCCGAACGGAGACGCCCACAGGTCGTTCTCAAACCCGTTGAGCATCGAAGTCCACATCCGCTGTTCCTTGATGCGCTTCAGGCGCTTGTACATCGTCTTGGCGTCTCCCTCGTTGAGTTCGACTTCCTGATCGGTCCAAGACATGTAGTCCATGCTGAAACGCCACGACGCGCTGATCGTGTCGGTCACCTGCGGGTTGCGCCAACTGAACACCTCGTTCGGCGCATACTTCTGGTAGGTGCTGGCATCATCGAAGATGATGACGTTGCGGATGGAAGAACCGCTCTGGATGAGCGTCTCGCTGGCCTTCTCCTTCAGGAGACGGGACAGGATGTAGTTGTTCTTCACCGCCTCAATGATGACCTGATCAGCCGACTTGAGGTAGGCAGGCCCGGTCGAGGCCATGAAATCGTTGAACTGGGTGATTGCGGGCATTGTGGCCCTCCTTGGTTAGTTGCGTGAACGGGACATCCGCGTGGATTGCCCCGACAAGATGCGATCAAGGATCTCGTCATCCGCGTCACGGGGCGGCGGCTTCACGGGGGCCGGGGCGCTCCGTGGAGCGGTCGGCTGTGCAGCACGCACGTTCGTTGGCGGAGGTTTCGATCCGACGAGTGCCTCGTAGGCTGCGGCGGTCAACGCATCGACCGACGCATACCCACCCGGCTTGGCATTCCCGAGTTCGTTCATCTTCGCGAGGACGGCTTCGTATGCGGGTGCCTTCGCACCCCACTGGGACCGCAACGCGATGTCTGCCGAACGGGCCTGCGCCAGCAGAAGTTGCTCCTGCATCCTCTGCTGCTGCTGCTGGAAGGCCATGCGGACGGGCGCGACGATGTCCTCGCCGTACACCTCCGCCATCTGCGCGAACGGGTCATCCGCCTTGGGCGCTTCGGCAGGCATGTTGTCCTGCCTCTGCTGGTCCGCTGGCTGGGTTCCTGCCGCGAGTCGCTCCTCCAACTGCTTCAACCGACCGCCGTACGAGTCAACGTCCTTCTGTCGCTTTGACGCGGACTCCGCCCACTGGGACAGGAGTTCGGGTGAAGCCGAGGCGATGATCTCGTCGGGTACGCCGTCCCTCTTCAGGATCTTGGCGACCGCGTCACGGTCGATGGCGGGGGCTTCCTGAACCGCTTCCTGCACCGGAGCCGGACTCTCGTCCTGCACCGATGCCGCCTGCGGTTCCGAGTCGTCTGCGAACAGCCTCGCGAGGACCGCGTCGTCATCGTCAATCGGTTGGGCCGGAGCCTCGTTGACGGGCGTCGTGTCCTGCTTGACCTGTTCCTCCGCCCCGCTGGACGGAGTCTCGGCCTGCACGATGGGTTCAGCATTGCTGTCCATGTCAGTCCTCTGCTCTCTGGTAGCCGTGCATGGACGAGACGTTTCGCTCATGCCTCCGGCTTTCGATGATCGGGTGTCCCTGCTTGTCAACCTTGCATCCCGTAAGGTTGCGCGGAAGCGCACGGCTGACGTAGGGGTATGTCGATGTGGTGAAGTTCGGGCTGATCTGCGTGCTGCTCAAGATCCGCGTCACGGGTCCGAACATCGGATGCTGGTACACGGAGCCGACCGCTGGCGCATCGCTCATGGCGAACACGACTTCGATGATCTGTCCTGATTCGGTCTTGAACTCGTACGAAGGCATCACATTCTCGCTGCCGCACCAGCAATCGCCGCCTGCGCCCGTGCCGGGACGGCTGGTGCTTCACCCGTAGGAGAAGGCGCAGGACCGCTTTCCGGAACACCCCCCTGCTGCTGGGCAGGAGCCTGCGATGCGGCCTGCCGCATCTGGGAAAGGGCGTCCTCATCGATGAACTCCGACATCTGCGGCACGTTCTGGGCATCCCCGAGGAACCCGAGGAGGTCTTTCCACTTGACCCACGGCATGGCAGGCATGGCCTGTGCCGCCGTGGTGACGACCTGAAACACCTCCACGGCACGCTTCTGGGCCAGCATCTCGCTGGTCCGTTCCATGCTGTAGGTGTCCACGTCGATCTGGAGATCCTCGTACGAGCCGACCCCGATCCCGCCCACGAAGACCTGATCACGGGATCCCATCCCGGCCATGTCCTCGGTTCCGACCGGGAACGAGATCCGGCCATCGTGGAACATGTGCCACGCCACCGTCCGCATGACGGTGTCCACCGCATCCTGAAACGACCGCTTCAGGTGGGCAATCCGCATCGTGCTGGCGGATTCGGCCACGGCAACCTCGGTCGCACTGGCCGACCCGGCGATGTTCCCGCGCATGGCGTCCGACATGCCGAGCGCCCGGTCGAGGCGCTCCTTGGCGACCTCCACCGACTGGATGTGCTGGTTGGTCGATCCGCCGACCTCCACGGGCTGGAGGCTGCGTGCATCCAGCCCAGCCTCCGCAAACACGAACAGGTCGGGGGCGTTGACCACGTCCTGAAGGAACTTGGCGTTCTTGGCGTCACCGACCAGCAGCCGCTTGTACCGCTTCTGGTTCTCCTGCTGGGTCGTGGCGAGGTCGTTGGCGTACTTGATCTGGTCGCGTGCGGCGACGATGGGAGACAGCGGATAGGGATCGTTGGGAACCGTGAAGGCACCGAAGATCGTGTATGGGCCATTCCTCGGGCCGTAGTACGGCAACGGCTTGCGGATGAACTCGCACTTGCAGTTGTCGCCCGACTGGTACTTGCCGATTGTCCAGATGGTCCCGTTGAACATGGCCTCGTCGGTGGCCTCGTCCAGCAGTTCGGCGGCGAGTTCATGCAGTTCAGGAACCCAGATTTCGTAGATCGCCAGTTCCCGGCGTTCCGGGATGTCCCTGTCCTGACGGAGTTCGTCCACGCCATTGTTGGTGCCGAGGGCTTCCAGAGCCTCCTTGTTCCACGTCTCGTCCAGTTCCGCCTTGGCAAGCAGGTCGGCCTTGTCGGCAACCCACACATGGCCCATGAAACGCGCCTCTTCCCAGTGCTGGGCGGCTGGGTCGATGAAGAACCGTTCCGGGTCGATGCGGTAGACGCGGGGAAGGTAGGGACCGCTGGCGTCCCATGTCCGGTTGTAGCCCTTCGGCTCGTTGACGGTCAGCGCGATCCCCCAGCCAAGGAGCATGTCCGTGGCGATCCGCTCAAGGGTGCCGCGCATCCGGGTCATCCGGCACCAGCGGTTGAGTCCGGCACGCATGGCAATCGCCGGGGTCCGCTGAACGTCCGGTCGGGCGCTCGTGACGCGCACCTTCGGGTTGTCATGGATGATTCTGGGCAGCACCATGCTGACGTATGCATGGACGGCGTTCTCCGGCTGCTCCTCCCCCCAGCCGTCGCGGTAGTTGTTGCCAGCGAACCACTCGCGCAACTGCTTGGGGGCGACCATGTGCTGGTCGCGGAACCATTCCGCACGTTCGATCTCGTCGCGGATGTTGGAAATGCTGGTGAAGTCAAGCATTGGTCTTCGCCTTGGCCTTGTTCGATGCGGCTGCTGCTCCCAGAGCCGACCCAAGTGTCGCCAACTGGGCCTTCAGCGCCAACACCTGCGCCTCAAGCGCGACCATCCTCCCCAGAAGCGCCCCGGAAGGCTCGGACGGGAGCGGGCCGGACGAATGGGCATCCAGTTGCTTCTGGACACGCTCGGCCTCAATGGGGTCAAGGGTCACCTTGTGGCCGCTGGCAAGCGAAATGACCATCTTCCCGGAGGCATCATCGATCTGGTCGATGGAATCCACGGGATACCACGTCTGGCGTACTCGCAGGAAAGCGATCATCTGTCCTCCCGAAAGTTGGCATGGCGGCTGCGGTGATCCCGCTGATCCATCCAGTCGAGGACGATCACGGCAATGCCGAAACCAGCGACGAAACCTCCCGCAGCCGCCACGAGCATCACTTCTTCCGGCCCTTCTTGGCCGTCGCCTGCTTGCCCTTGGCACGCTCGGGCAGCGACTTGATGGACTTGGTCTTGCCAGCCATTTCCTTGGCGATGCGCGGATGCTGGGCGAACATCATCCGCTGCTGTGCCTTGCTCTTGAACGGCATCAGCGGCCCCGAACCTTCTTCATGGGCTTGCCGGACTTCTTGGCGTACTCCTTGGCTTCCATCTTCCCCTTGGCCGTGTACGGAAACTTCTTCTTGCCTACCTTGGGCATCACTTGCCTTTCTTCCAGCCGCTCTTCATTGCGGCGAAACTCTTCGCGCTGACGGTTGACTTCGACTTGGGGCGCGAGATCCCAAGACGCTTGCGACGATTGATGTTGCCGACCAGAGAGTTGCGTGCCATGCCTTATTTCACCTTCCTGCCGAGTGCTTGCTGCATGGTGGCTCGGGCGATCTCGTGCTTTCCGAACGACTGGTTGCCGAGGAACTGGAGGAACGACGCCGCTTCCCCGGTCTTGGTGTTGACCAACTGGCCGTCCACTTCCTTGATGAGTGTTGGATGCCCAGCCTTCTTGAACTCGCTGGGCCAGTGCCCGTCGTCGTCCGGCTCAAACCCAGCCTCGTAAGCGGCCCGGTAGTCGTACTGGTGCATCGGATCGTCCGGGTTCGGGTCAAGCCCGTACCGCTCGGCAATGCCTGCATACCACGACTCAAACGACTTGTCCCGTGCCATGTCAGCACCCCCACCTTGCGCGTGCGGCCTTGCCACGTTCGCCCTTCCACGACCGGGACCGGGCGCAGAAGGACTTGTGGCGCGGGTTCGACTTGTCTTTGGTGGGTGCCTGAAGGTTCGACCCCGTTTCCCGGTTGTACCGGGCGCGGCCCTTGGCCGTCAGCCCAGCACCCTGCGACACGGGCAACTTCTCGCCACGACCAACCGCCAGACTCGGGCCTCGCTTCTTCTTCGCCATCAGTCCTCCACCATCGGCAGGAACGACCAGACGGGCGTCATCGGCCCAAGGTGCGCTCCTGCAATGTTGACTTCGATGTGTTCCAAAGCCTCGTCGTGTGTCATCCCCTGATCGTTCATCAGGATGTTGACCACCCGGTGGATGTCATACACAACCCGGTAGGCACCCGTGGACAAATCGCGGGTTATGCCGATGACCGCGTCGTCCAGACCATCCGCGAACATGGTGCGTTCCTCGGTCTCGTCGCACCACTTCCTGACCCTGTCCGCGTTGGCGATCATCCGAACACCTCCCAGTGCTTGAGCAGGTCACCTGCCGAACCGGGAGCGTATTCAACGACCTCCTCGCCCGGAACAGGGGCATCGTCCAGCGCCATCCACGCCAGTGCCAGCGCAATCACCCGGTCGCCGTGGTTCTCGCGTGCCCCCGTCGATTCGTCCCGCAGCCTGCCCGGGATCACCCGACCGTTGCCGTCCAGAACGTAGGCCAGCATCTCGTCCAGCGTGCCCGTGCATGGCACGATCACCTCCCCCTGCTGGACCGCACGGGACAGATTGCCCAAGAGCAGCCGCTTGGACTGCTCACTCGACACCCAGCCGATCCGGTCGATGATCCCGTGGGTCGATTTCCCCTCCTTGCGGGGCTTCCACACCCGGTGGAACCGCTGCGCCTCAAAGTCCCGCTGGAGGCTCTGGCCCGGGCCGTTGACCTCCCACGCCACCACCGCCTCCCGGAACGACCCACGGCACACGTCCGCCACCTCCGCCGCAAGATCCGCAGGAGTGATGTTGGCATCGACCATCATGGCGACCATCTGTTTGGTGTTG